GTCCCGGTGCGGTGGCACCGCTCGGTGCCCTTCGCTGCATCGCGGTAAGAAACAGCACAGTCTCCGGGTGACTGGCTGTGCCTGGCTGCAGTGCGGTTTCGGCGGAACCGCACAGCTCCCCCCATTCAGAGCAGGGGGACGCTCCATCCGGGGCATCAGCCCCGGGGGCACAGGTCCACGCGAAACATCGTCTGCAGGGACGGTGCTTCATTAAACTGTCCAATCCGGGTGGAGCGCAATTCCTGGATAATTGCGACCTCCTGGGCGCTGGTCATGCCATAATGGTATGCATGATATGCGCGATACCCAGCCTCGTCAAAAGGCAATTGATTGGTAGCTCGCGTGGTGTACTGTGGGCTGAAAATACTGTAAGGGTCGCAAGTGCGAATGACGCGGCCCCGCCCGAGCTGATTCAGCACATTGTCAGCAAGGGCTCCATAAAGAGGGTTGTGTCGGCCAAAATTGAGCAGGCCGAGTGACACACCGCGCGCCCAAGCCTTCTGGTTGGCTGGTGAGCGGTTGGCAATGTCCCAGTAAGCTCGTGCGAGCATCTTGCCGGTCTTAGGCACTAAGATATAGGAGTCATAGTGTGGTTGGAACCGACCGGAGCAGAACTCGGCAGCGAGGGGGTGCATGCGGACATCAATGGTGACTTCCATCCCAAGCTTGGCATAAGCAGCACGGATGCCTTCCGCGCCGCCAAGAGCCTGGAGAGCACGCAGCGTTGTGACAGTAAGACTGTCATCGCCACAGATAATAGTGCTCCAGTTCCCATTGATCCCGTGAATGTGTGTTTTCATGATGGCGTTGACAATTGAGTCGCCGAGACCAGTGTCAGGGTTGCCAGATTGCATAGTATAAGGGACGCTGAACTTGGTCCCATCAGACATCCTGCCGCGGGAGAGGCCACGGCGGAGCATGCGCCGGACAACCCGGGGTAGTTTAACCCTCTTGTAAAAGGCGTCAAGCTGCTGGAACGCGCCCTGAGTAAGATGCAAGTCAAAGCGGTTCTGGTCGTCCTCAATGAAGACAAGTTGATCGCCGGGGTCAACCCTGACGTTGGCAATGGCCTCAGCGAAGGCCTTGCCAATCTCCTCAGGGGTTTTGCCACTAGCGTAGAAAATGTTGCCAGGCCGCTGACGCTTCCACCCCCTATGACAGGCTTTGGCAAGGGGCAAGAGGTAGCGGCCAACCCAGTAGGTGAGCTCCTTGAGACAGGCGGAGATGACCCGGGGGACGGTCTCTTTACCGCCACCCCCAATCAGCCACGCCGACTTCTCAAGCTTAAGGAAACACTTATACCTCGCCTTGTAGGGTAGGGGGCCACCGAGTCTGCG